ATGCGTATCGGTCGGTATTAAAGATGGGCTGCGTCCGGTTTTTTAGCGCATACGCCATGCCCTTGTAGCGGGGGGGTATGTGCCGGCACGACGTTCCCGTTATCATCGAATACATACCCCTCCCGGATGTCGCCCCCGCCTAGCGTTATCTTTGCATGACAGTCATGGCATACGCTAATAAGGTTGTCTGGGTTCAGCGCTATGCTTATGTCGTTGATGTTCTCCGGCGTGAGTTCAATCACATGATGCACCTCGCTCGCCCTGCCATAACAATACGCGCAAGTATATAAGTCCCGCCTCAATACTTCTTTGCGGCAGTCCTTCCATGCTTTGCTTGAATATAGTTTTCTGCTGAAGTCTTTTGCCATATCCAATACTCCCAGCCCATACGACCGCATGTGTCGCAATTGTCCTTTATCGTTACGCTGTAATCGCGCCGTATAATATATCCCGCGTCCCTATATGCGGCGGCACACATGCCGCACAGCGTCCTTTGTTCTTTCATTGGATTACTCTCAGCTTGTCCCCCAGATAAATAACAGGCGGTTCCATGCTGACCGGCTCATATGCAGCCGATATTGAATAGCTTTCATCTTTTAGCCACGCGCAGCCCGTCACCGCATAAGTTGTTTTTATCTTGCCGCTATGTAACTGCTGCGCCACCGGCACAACTTTCGCCGTGTGGATATGCCCTCCTATAACTGCGTCACAGTCTGGATGAGACCGCGCCATTGTCTTTAGCTTGCTTTCGCTCCTGCCGATGTTGTGCGTGGCATATAGCTTATATGTCTTTGTACCAGTCTTGATTGTGATAAAGCCATGCACATAATTGTATCTGTCAAGGCAATCAAGCCCAAGACACATGGTATAGCCCGGATCGCTCCCCGTTTGTCTGAACGTCCTTTCCTCATGGTTTCCGATACAGAAAAATATAATCTTGTCCTTTATCGGCGTGAGCATCTCGATAACCATCTCAATTTGCTTCTGCGGCATCATGCGCTGACTAAACACACAACCCTTGCTGCCCTGCGTGGCATTGTCTGTGAGGTCGCCCAGTGCGATTACAGCGGCTTTTTCGTCGGCCGCTATTCTACCCACGTAACGCTCAAAATCGCGTCTGGCGAAGCCGTGCGCCCCACAGTGGGCATCTGACACAATATATAGGTGTACGTCGTCATTTGATGCGCATATGAAGTGGTCTTTATTGCCCTTTGGTTTCTCGGCATGGTATCTCTCGCTCCGCCTTAACGCCCGCCGCACCTTTTCAAGCACATGCGTTTCGCTCAGTTCGGGGAAAAACGGAGCCATGCGTTTAGCCAGCTCCGTCCATGAAACGCCCTCATCAAATTTCAGTCGCTCCGCCTCAGTTTTCCAATCCAACCGCTCACCGCCTTTTAATCTGCACCCGCCCCGCCCACTCGGTATATTACACAGATTATTTTTACCCCACATGACCCAATAAAAGCGGCGACACCCGGAAAGGAGGAACCCGGATGCCGCCTGTGTTATTTTCTTGTGCTTTCTCTATTTTACACTATATCAAACAAAAACACTGAATTACAATGGCTTGTCACAAATTTTTATTGCTTCCAGTGCGCGACTGTGCAGCCTATGTATCCACCTCCACGTTTTCTCCATTTCAACGGCGACGCGCTCCCACGTCAGCCCGTTCAAATATCTGTACCGCAATAGCGTCTGAAGCGTGATGTCGTCAACCGTGTTGATCGCCGCCTCAATTTCCTTTCGCATATCAACATATTTATCAACGTCGGCATTTATTTCTTCCTCAATTTCAGCCAACCGAATCCATGTGGTCTCCTTGTCGCTTGCGCCGCCGCGTGGCAGTCCGGTGATTGACGATGTGCATTTCTCGGCCAATGACCGTAACCGATCGCGTTCCCGCAGCCGTTGATTGATGGCCTTGTTCAGCTTGGTGTAGCGTTGTAAATAACGCTTCTTTTCCTGATTAGTCATTTCGCCTCGTCCTCTCTTTTATCAGATGGCGTATAATTGCACCCCAACGCGCCGATATATTTATACGTTAATTTGTGTTTACAGCCCCGGCAACAATAAATACAAATTGCTTCTCCGTATACTCGATTGACCGCCGGATGATGGCAAGCCCGCACACATGATGGATAATAATCGTGGCCGCATTTGTTACAGCGCTTTGTTTTTGCCTTAAAGTGTTTGATTCGCGCCACCTCCAAATCAAAACGGTAAATCCTCATCATCTGTAATCTCGCACCATTCGACCTGTGCGCTCTCCCAGCCATAACGTCTGATTGCGCTTGCACGGCCAAAAATGCGCTTAGTTTTAGGCGAATAAAACAGCTCAATATCTTTTGCCAGCTTTCCCGTCAGCCTGTTTTTTGTAATCTGCAATTTACTGTCGCAATCATCCGTATCTTTAGCGCGACTATATGACATAATCACATCAACCTTATTGGTAATGTCCGCGCTGCCGGAAACATCGTCATTTGTAAAGTCGTTACTTGACTTGCGCGGGTGCGCCACAAGCAAAACCACAATATTGTACTTGACTGCGATCTTCTTTAGCTGGCCGACAAAGTTGGATTGTGCGAGATAAAGGTTGTCTTGCCTGTCAACAACGTCCATCGCCGTCATAAGGTTGTCAATACAGACAAAGCGGATATCATATTGCTTAACTGCCCGCTCGACGGTGGTCAAGATGCTTTCAAATTCGGCGTCCATATCGGGCACATAGCTGTTGTCGAAAACCCACGCTTTGTCATGATACCAGTTAGATATTTGCTCCACTGTGCTGTTCAGCAGCGTGTATTCCTCATCTCCGAACGCGTTTAGGTTGGTTATCACGTTGTCACCGCCGGCAAGCTGGAAGTCGATCCAACGCTTGAGGTGAAAATCTGCCAATTCGCCCGAGTAAATGAATGTGTTGTAACCCTGATCCAACGCCTCGCACACAAGCTGCGACATGAAGGTTGATTTCCCCTCGCCGCGTTTGCCAGTCAGCAGCACGAGCTGACCCACAATCAAGCCGCCAATAACGCGATCAATTTCTTTTATGTTCGTTGCGATCTTGTCCAGTTTGTTTATGTCCACGTTCTGCACACTGGATAACCGCTTGACGTTAGAGAGCTTCGGCGCTTCGGCATTATCAATCGCGGCGCATACAGCCTGTTTGCCAAACGTTGTCAGAATTGCGTTTGCGTCTTTCTCGCCTAGGTAGTCTTGAGGCCGTACAGCAACAACCTTTTGCGGCAGTCGCGCTTGTAGAGTGTCCAGCAGCGTCATGTGGCCTTTTTCGTAGTCACCGAACACCAACACGGTCCTAAATTTAATAATCCAGTCCCAGCAATGATTCAGCCATGTAAAGCCTTGCGCCCCGGTCGGCACACTCACGGCATTGTCATACCCGCACTCTGCCACGCTCAGGCTGTCTATCTGCCCTTCCGTGATAATGAGCCGCTCAAAGTCCGTACACTGTGCCATACCAAACAGAATCGGTTTTGTATTCTTCTCGCACCATTCTTTGTTGCCCTTGCCGTTGTATTTTGTGTTTCGGTACTTGACGAACTGCAACACGTTCTGATCGTCATAGAACGGGAAGACCAGAATAGAATCGTTGTCCTTGCGTGTGGTTATCTTGTACCGTTCCGCTATAGCTCGGCTTATACCGCGTGATGCCAGATATTCAATAGCTGGCTTCCGGATCGTTACGGTGTTCTGCGGCAACTTCCTATATACTTGCGGTTCGCCAATGTCGAGCTGGTAATTAAAATCTCTTGCCAATTCAACAAAATGCCCCTGTTTCCCACAGCTTGTCCGGAAACATTTGAATGCGCCGCCCTCCAGATTCACGCTGAATGTGTTCTTATCTTTACCGCCTCCGTTACAGTATGGGCAGAACCGCCAGAACAGCTCGTTTCCTTTTTCGTGCGTCTCCGCGCCTGTCGCTCTGGCAAAATCAAAAACGTCACTTCGTTTAAAGAAATAACTCATTGGTTCCTCCAGCGGTCATACTCCGGCGTTCCCTTCGGCGGCGGACCGTCCGCGTCAAGCGGATCGGTCTCGCGCGCGCGTTCTTTTCTTCTTATATCTTCTTTACTTCTTATATTATGTAACGCCTCTGGAACGCCATTAGTAACGTCTCTGGTATCGTGTCTGGTATCGCCTCTGGTTTGCTTATCCTGATATTTGCCCCAATTTGCAATGGTTATCGTGGTACCGTATCCGGCACGACTTTCAACCGCTATCATGCTCGCTTTTTCAAGATTTTCTAAAAATCTCTGTACGCGTGGCTTGCTCCATCCCCAACGCTCAGACAGGTAACCGATACTTTTATACGCCTTGCCGCGTTCAAACTTGACAATGTTTCCGTATCTATCCAACCCCTCGTTGTCTTGCCTTTGCGCGAGTAGAAGCAAATCAATCCAAGCCTGACCTTTGGAAAATGGCCTTTCAAGCCAGAGCGAGTTATCAGCTAATGCCCGCCAAAGTTTTATCCATCCGTTTGTAGCCATTGATACGCCGCCCCTTTCTTGCTGCGTCTGGGCTGTTCCGTATATGTATAATTATTCATCCTTCGCCGTTGCGTATAGCATCATGGCGCGACAAAAGAAATGCCCTAAATGGTCATCGCTTGTGTCGCCCTTGAGCCATGCATAATTGGGAATCTGTCTTAGCGCCGCATTTGCATGTAAAGTAGGTTGTTGGTTTTTTACTCCGGTATTCCTCCAACGCCTCTGACAGCTCGCTATGACACAGAGCTATGACTTCGGGGAAACTGCGAGGCTCGTCCCACCAGCCGTGCTCAACGGCGTTTTTATGTATTTCTTTTGCCCATTCGTTAAGATTCATTGGCTTGTCCTCCTCAAACCTTTTTCGGCAGATACCCCGTTATCTCGTTTACATCCTCTTCGACAACCTCATTTTCCGTGCCTATTCGCCTGAACAGTTCTTCCATAAGCTGGCGCGTTGTGAAGCCTTCAAGCAGGGCGGAAGGGGAAAGGTCGATTTCGTCTTCTTCCAGTTCGACTTCGATTTCAGATTCCACATACAAAGCCGGCCGAACGCCCCCGCTGCCGCCGTACGCGTAGTAGTTGTCCAGCGTGCCGTCCGTGTAGACAAGCCGCGCGTAGTACGAATTGCCGGCGTCCGGGGTTAAAAGCCACCACCAGTCGTCCAGGTCAAGAAGTCCCTGTTCGCTGTACTTCCTGAACATGGCTTCAGTTAGCAGGCCGATTTTGTCAGTAACGCTTCCGTAAGCGTTATTTCCGGCACTGTCGGTAAGGTCCCATTCTGTCGAAATAATGTTTTCCGACAGGATCGGGCCGCCGGCTTCGTCAAAACTATTCAGGAAGTCACGGTTCAGATCGGCGCGAAGGGTGCTTGTCCGCCAGTTGTTCGCTTT